CTGAGAAGAATGTTAGCATGGTGATGAGCAAACCTCGCAGTCATTATGATACTCTCCAGTGGGTTCGTAAGTTCTGTGGTTCATTTTCTCTCCTGTACTGATTACAACTGATTCAATTATGTTTAACACTTTTCGCTTCACATCCTTCAAGGAAGCAGTCAATCACCTGATGGATCATTGCAACTTAAGTAACCAGGAAGCAACACATTTTATCTGGGATAATCAATTCACAATGGGCACAGATCGTGCCATTTGGTTAACCATACCTGTTGATTTTGGTTGCTAAGTTATACCATGTGCCACTAATAAAAGTGGCACAATACACTTGACAAATCCATGAAAACGTGCTATAATACAGGTATGGAAAAAAACAAAACATTCTCAAAAGTTATCTACAACATCTCCAATCCTAACTGTGTTGTGTTTGATCTTGATGCCACTTTGTGTCATCATGGTTCACAATCTGGTTTTGATGAGTGTGATCAATTCCCTGCTATTGATGCTGTTGTTGATGTAGCAAAACACTGCAAATCACAGGGTTTTGATCTAGTTATTGCCACTGCACGTCCTGACATTTATGCAGATGGAACTGCAGACTGGTTGCAACAACATCTCCCAGAGTTTGATGCACTCTACATGAAGAACTCTGATGATGATGCAACTGGTTCACAGTGTAAGGGTCAACAACTCATGGACATTTGCAGGTTCTGGAACATTCAATTCTGGGTTGATGATTCGCCATACAATGCACAGGTAATTCGTGATCATGGTGTAGATTGTATTCGTCCATCACATAATGATGCTTTCTGGGCAGATTATGGAGATCAGTGATGATGTATTCATCAGGCAATTCTTGTTAGCAAGATCCCTGATGTTAATGTTAATCAACCTGAACAACAGTTTGTATCACGTATACCATGAACATCATGCGGAAAAGTGTAGTGATGTGCCAGTTGATGAAGTGGCACAGACCCCATTGACTTTTTGAGTATTCTGTGCTATCATACATGTATGAAAAATCAAACCACAACTGAGTTCCCAACTCTTCAATCCAAAGATGGCACCATGGTTGTGTCATTTTATCCTGTGAAATTGCCCTATGGTGATGTATCTCAAGCATTTGTGTTTAAGGTGCTTGAGTGGAAAGGAATTGAGACAATCTCCAAGAAATTCATTAAGAAAGTTGAGCACAAAGTTCAACTAAAAGAGTATGAATCTCTTGGTTATGTTGTTGTCAAGGACAACAGCAATCTTCCCCAACTTGGTAATCCTATGGCAGGTGCGTGCTGATGAATGAAACTGTGATTGAACAACTGAATAGAATTGCTCGCACATGTGAGCAGGCAATCTATGAAACTGAAATGGCAATAGGTGATACTGAGAAAGGTTATCCTTATGCCTCTGGTTATAGCAGGTCTGCACTCAAAAATGTGCTTGAAGATGTCCAATTTATCCTGAAAAGTAACAAATAAGGTGTGGCATGTGTCAGTTGAAGAACTGGCACAAACCCTCTTGACTTTTGTGCGTTTTTGTGCTATCATACATGTATGAAAAATGAAATGAACCAAACTGAACTTGTTGATGCAATCTCCATTGCATTTTATAACCTTTCTGAACTAAGTGGTCAGGTTTATGATTACTGGTTGATGAAACTGTATAATGCTGAAGGTGACATGATTGCAGAAGAATGGAACACTCAAACCCTCAAATGGATGGAGGATGATGTTATGCAACTGACCCTGGTTACTGAGGAGAACTGAGCAAATGTGGGAAGAAATTGAAGACATGCAAGGAGAAATCTTTGACATTGATGATAACACTGGTTGGGCACTTTTGCCCTGTGAAGCACCAATCTCCGAGAAAGAAATTGATGCTATGATGGCACAATTCTGCCCCCAGTAAGTTATACCATGTGCCAGTTCCGCAAAGTGGCACAAGACCCCTTGCGGAATCCTGGATTCTGTGCTATCATACATGTATGAAAAATCAAACCACTGAAATGACTGCCACTGTTGTTACCTATCCTGCAAATGTGCAACAGAAAATTGATGAACTTGTTGAGCAAAATTATGAACTGGATGACATAATTGTCTTCATCAATGAGAATGGAAATGATAATTTTGTAGAGTATTATGAAGAGTATGTCCAGAATGGTGAGGACTATTGTTATGAAGCAGTAGACGCATTCGTGGATGAGTTTGGTATTGAGTGCATTGCACATTTCACTGATGCCTACTATGGAGAGTATGACAGTGAGGAACAATTTGCAGAGCAATTCTGCAATGATTGCTATCCTCTGAATCTGGATGATACTCCTATTGTTGTAGATTGGACAAAGACCTGGGAGTGTAACCTTCGCTATGACTTTTCCTTCAATGATGGGTATGTCTTCCACAAAAACTACTGAATCAAAGATGAAACTTGTAGGTCTAATCTTCCTGGTGTTGTTTATCTTCAGTCCATCTGTTAGGTATAACACAGGGACCACACTTCATGCTGTCGCTAACATCATCCAAGGAGAGTAAGGTATACGATGTGCCAGTTGAACAAAGTGGCACACGACCCCTTGACTTTCTAGAGTTTTTGTGCTATCATACATGTATGATGAAACTTCAAGACCTCTACTCCAGCATTGCACTCTCTGAGCAGATTGCTGATGAACACTATCACAAACTCAATGGAGTTGTTGATTACAATCTGCCTGGCGTTTGCAATCATTACTTTGCAAAGTATGATGCAACTGGTCAACGTTCTGGTGAGATTTGCCTTACCGTGAAACGTTCTAAAACTGTAAAAGGTCACATGCGTTATACCTATCAGATTGATGGTAAGCGTATTGCAAAGCATGAAGTTGACCACAAGTTTGTCGCTCTGGGTGCAGCATTTTAGGACTGCTAAGTATAGTGATGTGCCAGTTCAACAAACTGGCACACGACCCCTTGACTTTTTCCTGAATCCATGCTATCATACATGTATGAAAAATCAAACCACACAAACCACCCAAGAGACCTACAATGGTTGGGCAAATTATGAAACCTGGAATGTTGTTTTGTGGATGCAAAACAACATGTTTCTGTATAACACTGCTGTTGCATGTGTAGAGTATCATAATGTTGCATTTGAGACCCCTTATGAAAAGTTCATCAGAAACATGCACAATGTTGATAACTTCACCACTACTGATGGTGTACGCTGGGATGATGAAAAGATCAACCATGATGAAATCAATGAGATGATGATTCATCAACACAATGAGGAGAACATCTGATGAAGAAATATATTTTCCAACACTGCAATACTAATCACATCAAGATCATCATTGCCACATCTGAGTATAAGGCACTCAGACAGAACTTTGGTAATCTTGCTGGATACACATTCACCCATTCAATACAACTCAACAAATGACCATTAAATACACTTTTGACATCAACACTAAGCAACCTGTGTATGCTGTGTGTAAGCAAGATGTTTGTATCATGTTGACCACATCTATCACCACTGCAATCAAAAAGATCCAAGAAAAATGAAAACCTTAACCCTGCAAGTCACTGAAGTTTCATTTGATTTTGATGATGAAGATTTCACTGCAGAAGAACAACAAGAGGTGATCAATTCTGTTGTTGGTAATGTCTTTGAGGTGGAAGTTGATGATGATGATAATGATGAAAACATTGCCCAAGCGTTAGTTGAAGAGGTGACAGATGCAACTGGTTGGTGTGTATTTTCCCTAGATTTTATTCATGTCCTTAAGTAGTATGAAACCAAACAAAGTTTTCTCCCTAGAGTTATGTCCAGAGGATGCACAAAGGATCATCCAAGGTCTTGAACTTCTCAGGACTCAGACATACAAACAACTTGAGGCATGTGATACTGAAGAACAGAAGAATGTGGCATGGTTAGAGTGGTCTTATGTCAATGAGTTAGCATACATGTTAGAGGACAAGTTTGAACTGGAAATGTGGTAAATACGGAAATTGTATGTGTATAGAATCATACAATAAAATGTGAGAATAAATGTAGTTGAGTTTTCCACAGGTTGTGTTAATTCTGTGGAAAACATGTGAATTATTTGTGTTATCTACTGTGTGTTGGTAAATGTGTAGATCTTTAGTGATCTTGGCCCCCATTGTATCACAAATCCTCCCAAATGTCAATAGCACCAGGACACCAAGATTTCTGGCACAATGTAATAGTTTTCCACAGGTCTTAAGTGTAAAACAGTGAGAACACAGTGCCTCACTACAGTTATACAAATAGACAGTGAATTTGCCTGTGGAAAACTATTAAAAATCTGTGGAAAACTTGTGGAAAAAGTATAACAAACCTGTGGAAAACCAGTGTTAATCAGTGTGAGAATGTGTGGGTCTCAGTGTATAGGGGTTGACAGATGTTGTGAGGTGTGTTATAGTGAATTGGCAGATATTGGGGTGTTCGTGGTTGGTGGGGTGGGGTAATGCGAAAAAACCAAACAACCCTAACCTACAGAGGTGACAAAATGCGAGAGCGATATCAAGATCACAAAAAAAATTTTTCCCAGGTAAAAATGCCCCTGGACCTTTTTGAAGAACTGTGTTATATTTGTGAGTGTCTGTGGGAAACTGTAAATATAATTGGTTCCCATTATATAAAAAAAATTTCCCAGGGTAAAAAATGATCTATAAGTTGATTGCACGAGATAAAGTATTCTGTGAGGGCACCCTTTCAGAATGCCAGAAAACTCTCACAGGTATCTCCCAGATGATTCGTGCAGGGTTTTCCACAGATTTCCAAGTAGAAGAGTTTTTAATTATCAATGACATACAAAAAACTAAACTGGTATGAATATTGGATCGGTCATTGTTGGATGACAGGATGGCAGAGCATCAGAAGTACTTTCAGGATCTGGTCAGATTTGATGAGAAGCAACTATGATGACTATGCCCTACCAAGAACCGTAGAAGACCCCTTACAGGAGTGTATAGAGTGGTTCTGGGTGTCTTTGAATGAGGATGATGTTTACCCCAAAGAGTTCCTTGAATATCTGATGCAGATGGTAGAAGACATTGATTCAGGTAAAGTCAAGACATATTCCTTGGAAGAAGTAATGGAACACATGAAAGAATGGTCAGAGGACGATATTGACGAGAACTAAATAAAGCAGTATCATTGAATTGATACGTATCAACATTTTAAATTGAAAATTTTATGGCTAAAGGATTTACTGTAAAAGCAAAAAAAGCAACAGCATCAACAGAAGAACAACCTTTGTTTAATAAAGAAGAATGTCTGGAGCGAATTAGAGGTAAAACAATTGTATTCTGTCTTCCAGGACGTGGGGTTTCATATATCTTTTTGAAGAACTTCGTACAACTGTGCTTTGATCTGGTACAGGCAGGGGCAAGTATTCAAATCTCACAGGACTACTCTTCAATGGTGAACTTTGCACGTTGTAAAGTACTTGGTGCAAATGTACTGGCAGGTCCCGATCAAGTTCCCTGGCAGGGTAAACTGAATTATGACTATCAACTCTGGATTGACAGCGATATTGTCTTTAACACAGATGCATTCTGGGCAATCTTTGCCATGGACAAGGATATTGCAGCAGGTTGGTATGCCACTGAGGATGGTCGTACCACATCAGTCGCTCACTGGTTGGAAGAGGACGACTTCAGAAAGAATGGAGGCGTCATGAACCATGAGATGGTTGACACCATTGGCAACAGAAGAAAACCATTCACTGTAGACTATACAGGCTTTGGTTGGGTTCTGATTAAGAAAGGCGTCTTTGAACACCCTGATATGAAGTATCCATGGTTTGCCCCTCAGATGCAAGTCTTTGACTCTGGTGAAGTTCAAGACATGTGTGGTGAGGATGTTTCATTCTGCCTGGATGCCAAGAAGTGTGGCTTTGAGATTTGGTGTCACCCTCAGATTCGTGTAGGACATGAAAAAACAAGAATCATTTAGAATTTTATGTGCTGGTAGAGTTTTGTACCAGTACCTCTCTCAAGAAGAAATGTTTGAGGTCATGGATGAACTGTCCCAACAATATTATGAGACAGGGGTTCCCAAACCAGAGGACCTTGTGGTAGAATGTACAAGTGATTCAGAGGATTAATTATGTCCAAGCGCCCTTCATTGTCTGGTAAAGTCGTTATTGAGAGTAGACCCAAAAAAACGCGCCAAGGTCTCTCTCAAAATACCAAACTCTCTGCCACATCACGTAATGGCAGGAAAAAGCGTTACAGAGGTCAAGGTTAATAATATAGATAAAGCAGGGAATTTCCCTGCTTTTTTATTGGGATAGCAACCCCTTAAAAAGTTCTAATTCACACTGAATTAGGAGCAAAATGTCTAACTTACCTGTAGATAGAGACAAAGAGTACATGTATAAGATGTGGGGGACCACGGATTTAGTCACTGATTATCATGTTAAACTTGAAAAAAGGACTATTCAAGAAATTATGCATGATGATGTTCCAAAAAATAAGCATTTTTTGAAGGAACAAGCAGAAATGCATGAGAAAATTCGTAATGATAAAGATTATGATGACTGGGAATATGGAACTGAACCAACCTATGGGAAACCACAATAAATAAAAGTAATGTGTTAGTAGTTACAGGTGCCTTTAGAAAATATTTCAAGGGGATTTAAAGATATCAGCTTGTCTTTTCTAAGGCATCCTGTAACCAATGATATTGGAACACTCTCAAATGAGGATGCAATCAAGCGATCTGTAGTGAATTTAGTAAGAACAAGAGTTGGCGAAAGGTTTTTTAACTCACTTTTAGGGTCAAAAGTAGAATCTTACTTCTTTGAACTTGCAGATAGTGGTATTGTTGACCCTTTACAGGAAGAAATTAGAACTGTTTTGTCTAACTTTGAACCAAGAGTTGTTGTCAGAGATGTAAATGTTGCATTATATCCTGAAGATAATGAGTTAGATGTTAGCATCATATATGATATTGTTGGACTTGCTGTTCCAACACAAGCAATTAACTTCATATTACAACCCACAAGATACTAATGGCATTTACAGATTTTACTAATCTGGATTTTGATCAGATTAGGACCTCTATTAAAGACTACTTAAGAGCAAATTCAACCTTTAGCGACTTTGATTTTGAAGGTTCTAACTTTTCCATTCTCATTGATATCCTTGCCTATAACAGTTATTTGACTGCCTACAACACCAATATGGTGGCAAATGAGGCATTCCTTGACAGTGCAACCCTTAGAGAGAATGTAGTCTCTCTTGCAAGGAACATAGGGTTTGTTCCACTGTCCAGAAGAGCAGCAAAAGCAAATATTTCATTCATAGTATCAGGTTTAAATTCATCAATCAAGACAGTTACACTTAAATCTGGTATCGTTTGCACTGGTTCATTAGATAATACCAGTTATATTTTCTCAATTCCAGAAGATATTACTGTTGGCGTCATAAATCAGGAAGCAGTTTTTTCTGAAATTGACATTTATGAAGGAACATATCTCACCAAAACATTTACCGTAGACAATTCTCAACCAAATCAGAAGTATATTCTTCCAAATCCTTATGTAGATA